AGAACAAACTACATGATTACAATGTTCCATTTGCACTAATCGAGGTAAAAAACTAATGCATGATTATTTAAAAGAAATCTACAAAGATTTTTGTATAAAACATGATATGCCTAAAAATGAAGATGATGCATATCAATCGGCCGATGACATTTTATATTCTTATAGGTATATGGAAATCGATCTAACTGTATATCAAAAAGAATGGTTAGAAAACTATATCAAACTATGGGAAGCAACTAACGGAGGGGAGGACATCTAATGCAAATCAAATCTAAAAATGATTCTATGGTCATTGATTATTATCCAATAATGACTCCTACAAGAAAGTTACTTGATTTACATCGTTTAAGAGTCATAACTTATCTTGGAGAAACCATAAATAAAGAGATTATTTCTTATCCTCAGATGTTAGCTGAAAGAGAAAATCTAACGAAAGATGAATCTTTTAAAGTTTCTTCAGAAACTAATCGTCCACCACAACTTATGACATTTACGGAGGTTAAATAATGTTTATTCAATCAACAAAAAAGCAGGGTACATTCAGAGCCTGTGAAGAAGGTCACAAATTACTAAAGTTAATTGATGACATGGGATGGGACTACGATAGATTCTCATCATCAGGACAAGAAACATATGACAAAATTTGCAAAATTATTGGTACACCAGAGGAGGATTTAACCAATGCCTAAAACAAAATCAAAAACACAAACTTGGGAAGAAAGAATCTCAAAACAATTAGTAGGAAGAAAGATCGTAGAAGTACGATGGATGACTAAGAAAGAAGCTGATGAAAACTATTGGGATTATCAGCCAGTTCTATTAATACTTGATGATGGAACAGCTCTTTGCCCTATGTCAGACGATGAGGGCAATAATGCAGGGTCATTGTGTCACCTTGGCGGTGAAGAAGAAACTATACCAGTAATGAGGGAAAGATAATGAACTACAATTTTATGTCAAACATGGAGTTTAATCTCACAGACATCATTGAAACATTAAAACGTGAATCAATTAATGTAATTGACAATGACGATGGGACTGTTGAAATTCAATGTAATATTGCTATTGAATGTAATAAAGATGATTGGAATCAAATTAAAGAGGATTCTCCAAGGAATGGTAAATTCTTATCTTTATTAGATGTTCCACAAGATGATGATGAAGGTTTAAAAAGTACTACGACTGCTATTGGTGATCTACTTCATGATTTAAATAATGACATCGATCAATTAAATAAACATTTTAATTGTGAGGTAAAGAACTAATGGATTTAAAGACAAGGGAAAAGATTTTACATAGATGTGAAATCCTTAAATACATGGGGGATGATGGTATCTCCTCCATCTATGATCAACTACCCGATGATGAACTCATGGAGGACTGCGGATGGGTCTTAGACAAGGAGCATGATGATTTAGATCAGTATCAATTCCAAGTTACTAGAAAGATCATTAATGAAGCTCCTAAGAGGGCTACTACTAAAGATATGTGGAGCTAACTATGACTACTTACAGTATTACTTGTCGA